AAACTAACTGTTGTTACCCTCCATGAGGATTATAAGTCCAAGAGTAACTACTTAACCGTTCAAAATCTTCGTCATCAACTAATACGGCTTTCCCTCGATTTAGAGCTATCTCTTTAGTCAAATTAGTCATCCAACCTTTCGATAATTCCTTTGTCGATTAAATACGCCAAGCCTATTGCACACGCGTCTGATTGGTCGTTCGTTTCGAATTCGCCCCACTCAACGTACTTCCTCACGCCAGCCTCGACCTTTTCCTTTTCCGCTCGTCCCTTGCCGAGTATTTTCTTCTTAACGGAAGCCTGTCCTATACTATCATCGACTTTCAATCCAAAATCATTTAACGCACGATCAACCGCATTCCATGCGCTAAATACCGTATAGTTCGTATGTGGTATTTTACTAGCGAAACCCTCTCTTACTATCAAATCATAGGGCGCGTACTTACGAATGAATAAGTGCGCCCATGCTTCGATTGTCTTGGTACGTAAAGCGATTGGTTCAGTCGATTTTGTCTTGACATGTGATACGTCGATTAGTTTAGGTTTTCCGTTGATTACGTCTATGGCTGCGATTCCTGGACTACCTAAACTAGTATCAATACTTAATACGCGATAGGCTTTTTTACGAGTGGTCATTTTCATCACCCCACATTACTTCTTTTTCTCCTGCGTACCAGGGTTCGTTCCAATCCCCTTTCATGAATTCTCTAAAACTAGTACCTTCCGCATATTGAACAGTAAACATTTTGCGATAACATTTATGACACTCCTCGCAAAGAGTAATTCCGTTATTGATATCAGTTCTTAAGTTGTGAAACTCTGCGTACGCCATTATGTGGTGAGCATTTAGAGTTCCGCCTACTTCTCCACAAAACTGACATGTGTAACCGTCTCTTTCGAATACAGCACGCCTCCATGCCTTATACTCCGGATAATGTCTATCCATAATTCTTTCTTCCATAGTTTTATTCGGATTCCAAAGTGGACTATTACTTCCTCTCAACTTCTCGCCTATTCTACGGAATTTACAATTAACACAACGTTGCCCTGCTTGAAATTTTGCGAAAGTGATATATGCCTCACTCCCGCATGTACAAACATATTTAAGCTTTTGTTTGTTTCCCTTGTAATCTTTTGTTAATAACTTACATCCATTACTCTCGAAAAACTCTTTGATATATTCATAAGAATGTCTTGTTTTATCCGAGATTCTTTTCCCTTTGCATTTTCTGCACCGTTGACCGCTTTTAAATTTATCTAGACTTATTTCGCTTATATTTCCACAATTACACCGATATTTAAGTTTATCTCTTGCTCGTACATAATTATCGGAAAGCAATACGCATCCAGCATCCTTAAAAGTTTGACTAACTTCTTCATAGGTCAGTCGTTCAGTCAAATGAAACACCTTCCAAATAACTCACTAAATTACGATGATCACTCTTACCTGCTAAACTCGAATGTGTATATCGTTCCTCTGACTCTCGTAACATACGAATCTCATCTTCTGTTAAATTAGCCTTACACTTTTCACTGTATGGACAGAATCCACATTTACCTGTCATTTCAACCGTCATCTCCGGTATTTGCCCTGCGTAAATCAATTTAGCTTGTCTCGCTAAATCTGCAAGTAATTCCTCTTGTGCTTCGTCTGTCACGTAAGAGTAAAACGCTCTCGTATCTGGTACTGGTTCACCGTTTAACCACGTCTTTCTCGTTTTCGGAACGGACTTGTTATCTTCGTCACTAAACCACGCTGGTTTATGTAATGATTCATATAAAAGGATACGTTCTTTAATTCCGAAGACTAATGACTCAGCAGTTACCTGACGTAAGTGATCCGCTTGCGGTCCTTTAAAATCGAGTTTACCGTTCATTTCACGAATACCTGTCGCTTTCGTTTTATATTCGAAGATTATCAAGTCGCCTTCGTATCGTAAGATACCGTCCGGTTTCGCTGTTATCGCAAATTTAACACCATCATATTCGAATACTTTTCGAGTCTGTACAGCGTCCTCAAACATCCAGTCGCCACTTTCGTTAATCGGAATCGTAAATAACGCGTCTTCTTTCAACCGTTTTTCCATATGGACTAAATCGAGTTGAGTGAAATCCACAACTGAATTACCTGCTCGACGCTGACGTCCTCTAAACGGAATGTCTTCACTCTTTTGTACTTTAGTACCACCGTGTTTAAACACGATTTCACGATCGCATTTGTCAGTTCCAGATGCACCGAACGTTACTAGTCCATCTTTCGGATACGGTTTCCATGCTAGATGGCGTAATTTCTGTTCGTAGAATTTACGTGTTAAATGCTCGTCATGGAACCCAGAAGATGGTGAAGCGTAATACTTATCGAGTTGTTCTTGGAATAAATGCTCGATAATAGGACCACGCTCCATTGCTTCTGATTCTCGGATTGATTTACGAAGTAATTGCGCTGCATTTGTTTTCGTTACGATAAGTCAACGCCTCCTTAATTAATCTTGATTTATTAAAACGATTGCCGGACCGTTAACCACGATTCCTCCGACTTCTATCTTTTCATAAGGTTCGACCTGAACGGTGATTACGCCCTGTCGCCTCTCTAATTCTTCGCTTAATTCTTTCGTTGATACTTCGGATAGGTTAATCATTTACGCCCTCCTTAGGTTTACAATTTTCAAAATCCCAATCTTCCGCCGAATACTCGCTCATCCACTCCGGTTCGATTACCGTGTCGCATTCTAGCGGAGTTTCTAGAATGACCGTATTCGTCATAATGTCGTCATACAACGCAATAACTTCAGGCGTTAACTGATCGTTTGGAATCGAATGCTTCATTTCATCGTGTAACGTTAGGTTGAATTCCCAACCTTTCGCAAGAGTACATTCGTAATAACTACGAATCATACAAAGCTGCAATACGTTAGCGCCCGAACCTTGAATCGTATGATTAAACGCTTGTCGCTCGGCTTTCCCTGTCGCTTTGATTAACTCCCAAAACTCCGAACGTTCTTCCCACTTCAATTTTCGTGATTTCTCACCTAGTTTCGGGTCGTTTTTATTTGAAATGCATGATTTGCGCATGAGTTGATTTAGTCGTTTCCATTGTTCTTTATATTTCGGGAATCTTCGTTTCTGTCCCCATAATGTAGCGACCCATCCATGTTGTCGTAAGTGTTCAAACGTCGCTTCTACCATCTGTTTAAATCCTGGCAATACTTCATCGAATTTCTTATACGCTGTTGCTGCGTGTTCTTCTGTAATTCCATATACTTGAACCGACTTATAAAACTGTTCAAAAGCCTGCCCGTATCCTTCCGCTAGGAATAATTGCTTCATTAATTTACGGAATGGCGGCACGGCCTTATCAGTGCCCTTTACTTTTTTGTAATACGATTCCACGCAATGTTCTTTTGGTACATCGAATAGCAATGATGCGAATTCCACGTAAGGGTCAAGCCTTTTGCGGAACATAATCACAAATATCTCATCACCGAATTCTGTAGCCATGCGGTGCGCTTGTAGTCGCGGTTCAATCGAAGATAAATCCGAACCGGCAAACGTATATCCCTTACGAGGAACAAATGTCTTACGTACTCGCAATCCTTCTTCCGAACGTGACGGGATGTTCTGTAAATTCGTTCCTTTTTCGACCTGTTCATTACAATCTACTAATCGTTGAATAATATCTAAGAAGTTACTATCTGTAATAGAGCCGGTATAAACATCGTTGGGTTTTCCTTTGTAACCGCTCGAACCATAGCGTCCAGTTGATACCGTTCTAAGTTGCGTATGAATCCGCCCGTCGACATCTAATGCTTTCGGCATCTTCTCAACGTAGGTACCAAGTAACTTGCTATATTTCGAAAAGTCCGCTAGTGGTTTTAGCGATTCTTCTTCCTTGAAATAACGTTCCAACACATCATTCGAAACCGCTCGTACTTTCTTCTTGTCCTTTACGATTTCTTTCGTACGGTCCTTAATGCCTAAATGGTCGTATATTAAATACGCTAAATGATCATTACTTGATAAGTTAAATTCATGTATATAATCCGGAGCGTTCTGCGGAATCGCCTCGGGTAGTTCCTCGGTTTGATACTTATGAATACGAGTCTTTAATTGTTGATACTTTTTAGTCGTTGGATTGGCTATTTTAAATTCCTCCTGGCACTTCGTTAACATATCTTTTTGTTTTTCAATACGTTTCTTTTGCGCCTCAATCCACTTGTTAATCTGCTCGCCTTTAATTGCAAGCGACATCTTAAATAAAAAACCATCGTCAATCTGATATGTTTCAAACAACTTACGTTGTGCCTCACCGTGAGCTTCCCCGTACTCAACTTCCAACTTCGAAAGCTCTTCTAAGTTTAATTCGAAACCGGTACGAACAATCTCTACGTTTACTTCAGGCAAGTATTGACGAATTTCAAAATACGCTTTTGCTAAATCATCCGTCACTACTAAATTATCAATTTGCCATTTCGTTAATAGCCAACCTTTATGAACGTCCTTGATGGCGTATATCCCAACAGTTTCAGCGTCGTATGGTAACGGCGACCCATTTCCGAATAAATCTTCGAAAGTAAAATCATCCATTTCTAACGCATAGCCACCGATTGCTTTTTTGTACTTCGTGAATAGCGGTTTTAAACCGTATGTTTCTTCGTGATCATATAAGATGAATTGTGCGTCCATTGAGTCGAATCGTACGCCTGCTGATTTAAATCCATCGTTACGTAGTAAGTTCAAATCGTACTCTGCGTTATGAAACGACTTGATATGTGCCGCGTCTTCTAAAAATGGCTTAACTACTTCTAACGCCACTGAACGTTTGCACTGCTTTTTTTCATTTACATGCCCATAAGCTACGTAATAACCTTCATTCAATAACGGAAGCCAAAACGAATAGCCACCCGTTAAATCAATCATCTTGTCTAATCCGGAAGTCTCCGTATCCCACACCGTCAATGACAGCGCTGAAGGGATTGTGATACCTCGTTCTTTCAGTTTTCTCCGAATTAGCGTATTGTCGAATAGTTTGAATGCCTGTTGAAACCATTCGTTAGTACGTTGCAATTCTGTTTCTTTATATAAACGCGAAATCATTTCGCCTAGTTTCGTTTCATCAGTAATAATATGGTAATTACTTGGTTTATTAGCAAGCGTTTGTTGGATACGCTGCTTTCGCAACGCATCCTCACGCTCTTCTTGTACTCCCTGTCCCATTTCTTTAATTTCTTTTTTCGTTAAACGCTTTTCCGATAACCTGCCTATCGCACCGGAAAAGAACGCTTCATATGCCAGTTTAAATAATGCTGCTTCTTTCTCGTCCCATTTACTCGTCTGCCAAACGCGTTGGAACGCTTCTTCAATCGTTTCGGTCGCTTTTTCCTTTCGCTCGACCGCTTTTGCTACCCGTGTTTTCGTCTCTTCGTTGTCTCTAACACTCGGTATTTTTAGATTTAACGTTAACTTCGGCGTCATGTTTACCGCCCCGTTTCCTTGCAATTTAATCGGTAATAAAACTCTACTACCACTTCGTGATTATCTTCCGCCCACTCTTCGAAACAACGCTTATCACAAAAATGATTATCCTCACGATCGTCGTAAACGTGATTGTGATACGGCCCTATTACGGAGCTGCAATTCTTACAATATTCGAAATGCATGTGCATCTATTAACCTACTATATCGAAGCGTTGTTCTACAGGGACGATTAACTCTACTCTTCCAGGTACAAACCAATTTACGTCGGTACAATCTGATGTATTCACACGAAACGTTCTACCACCACTTTGTGAAACTTCTCCGATATCTCCTTTGTTTAAATGTGAGCCGTTTGTATTGTCAATTACTTTCACGACATCACCGTCTTTAATCTCACCAACCTCGCGACCGATAGCAACCCACTTATCCCGCTCTGCTTTCGCCTTCTTTTCTTCCTCAGCTTCACGAGCGATGTGTTCCGCTTCTTCTTTCGTTAGTGGCTCGAGGTCTTTACGATACATTCTCCAAAAGTCAGATCCGTCGATATAATATGCGGTAAATGCGTCTGTTTCTTCTGCGTAATCGTCTAGTTTAACAATTGTTCCAATTTCAAAGGAGTGGCATGTTGTATTAGCAATAACCCTTGCAAAGTCGCCTTCTTTCAATAACGCTTGTTTAGCTTCGAGGACTTCTTCGTCGGTTGCCTTTACTAGTTCATGTTCTCTAAACCACGGATAACGTAGCTCTTTCCCTTGTAAATCTTCACATTTAAACGGCTGATTATCTTCATCATCCACGAAAATCTTCACGATGTCTCCGACTTTGGCTGAATGAGAACCTTCTTCGACAACCTTCGCGTAATCACCAACCTGTAAACGTTCTGACACCGGCTCACTTGCATTCTCTACTTCGACCGCCTCTTCCGACTCTTCCTCCGATGATCCCTGTTCTGCCTGCATCTTTTGCATACTACGTGTAATCTTTTCTAAGTCAGACGGAGTACCCTCGAGTTTAGTTCCGTCAGGTAAGGTGATTGTAACTACGCCTTCCGCATCGGTTAGTTTGTCGGTAGTAATTACGTGCGATTTACGGAATACGGAATGTTCTCCTTGATTAAAGTAATTCGAATCATCGACATTGTCTTTAAAAACGATATCGTTGTCGTCATCAATGTCTACCACTAAGTAAAATGCTCCTTCTGTTACATCAAGTTCTTGCTCAGATGCTTTCACTATATCTTCTACTTTTGCATCTCCTGTAACTAACGTATAAACAAACCCGTTATATTCCACCGTTTCATTAACCACTTTAATTCCTTCTAATTTAGCCATGTTTAATTTCCTCCTCGTTATCTTCGTTATTTGTTGTCGCCGTTAACTCAACCCACCGTTGACTTGCGCTAGTTTCCGTAGCCCAATACTCACGTTGTCCTGCACATTCGAACATAAATACTCGGTCACCTTCGACTCCTGCGATATAGTCGCAATCATCTTTCGTGTAAGCTTCACCGTTACCTTTTTTCGCTTGTACTACTAACGCATCGTCACGGTCGTGCCTTACTCGAATCGTTTTTACCTGTATCGTGTACCACTGTTTGTTAATCGGATCACGCGCTACTAAATCGTAAACCTCCGGGATGAACGAATTCGCTACTTCCCAACCGAGGTTTAAGAGCGCGAGGGCTACTCGTAGTTCCGAGCAACCGCCCTTAATTGTTGTTTCGTGTGCCATATGCGCTCCCCTTTCTGGAACTTCCCTTAGAACGGTAAATCGTCATCTGAGATATCGATTGGTGTACCTTCGTTACTTGCGGTCGTCGGCAATTTCGATTTATCAATCGCTTCGTCTTCCGCATCTTGTAACAATGCAATGATGTCGTCCTCTTCACGGTAATTAGCTAAATCTTCGCAACTGAAGTCCGTACCAATAAACGCTTTAGCCTTTTCGGTTTGCTCGTCTGTCGCTTCACCTGACTCAAGCGAATAAGATTTATCGACTTGTTTGAAGTGAACCGCTTCACCTACTAGTGAATACTGCGGATTAAACTTCCGGCCCATCTTTTCGGCTTTGTCGTAGTCAGCGATGATGTTGTTAATATGGAACTCAGCCGTATCAATCACGCGGTAAGTACCATACTCTAAGTCGTACACAGGGATCATTGCGTACATCTTGCGTTTTGCTCCGACCTTACACGAAGGACACTCTGTTTTACCTGGCTTGAAATATTGCGTAATGTCTGCGTTTGTTTCACGTGGAGAGTGTAAACATGAATGCTTTCGGAATCGGTGGATTGTACGTTTACCATCAAACGTTTTATCTTCGTGTACGAAGTAGAAATACCAGTTATCCGGATCAGCCAGTAAGATGAACGTGCGGCCATCTGCGTTTACTTCGCCGTGTTTCCCCATACGGACGTATCTCGTTACACCTTCCGGAAAATCGTTATTCCCTCCGTTTTGATTAGCTTCTCGTTGTTCCTCACGCTTTTTTAACGTTTCTCTAATACCCATTGAAACAACTCCCTCGTTATAAATTCGAGCTCGGGTGACTCCCACGCCCGTATTACGCAACTCTTAATTTGAATTACGCAATACCGACGTAGGGGATACATCGGTAGAAATCGAGAATTTTTGTAGGACGCAACACATCGTGTTGTAATGCCAAACGCACATATGACGTCACTACCCGTTGTTCATATTTTGGGAAAATACGCAGGTAATGACGTTATATCGACGTGCATTTTTCGTTGACTATTGTCGATAGAAGTTTAATTCGTTAACAATTGTTAATAATACAAACGTAAGTTATAATAAAAATACGGAGTGCACTATCAGTGTACTTCGGCTTAACTCATCGTTAAGCAAAAGTATTGCAATTGATTGACCTGCCAAGTCGGTTAGTTGTAGGTACGAGCGGAAGCGCTTTGCCTCCTTCGTACATCAAACAAAATGTGTTAAACTACTTGTCCTATATGCACTGCCTAAGCATATAGAACGTATCTTTACGCAAGGAGATAGTCTCGGTAATTACCAAACTTTCTCTCGTCGAAGCGCTTTGCCAGGCGCTCGATCTTGCGTATAACCGTCGAGTGATGTAGCCCCATCATTTTGCCGATTGCCGTCGGCGTTGGAGTTTTATTCTCACTCGACAGGAACGATTCAACGATTGCCGTCGTTGTCTCATCATTGACCTGCTCAGGGTCTGCGAGGAAGTCGATTAGCTCACGCTGGTCGGCTTCTTTCTTTTTTATAACATGTTCTTCTAAATCAAATTCGTCTTTGAGCGTTTCGAACATTGCCGTGTTCTCTTCCTCACCGCTATCAGGTCCATCGTATAATTCGTACTTTCTTCTCGTACGTAACTTCCGTAGTAATGATTTGTAACTGTTACCTAGTGATACTGCGAATAGTTTTACAAAATCGCCGCCAACGTTATTTCGCAAACTTTCTAATACTTTGTGTATTACATCATGGAACAGATCGGTTATGTCGTGTTCATTCGCCATGTATGTACTCGTGCTCCAGTACCGAAGCTTGTCCCGATATATCTCAGATAAACTAGTGTACAAATCCGTAAATACGAAATCGTCACCTGTTCGAAGATAATCGTTTGCCATTTCGTTGATATTCAATTTTTGTTCTTCTTTCACTTCTTATTCCCCCTCGTATATTAATATTTAAGCCTTATCTCAGGCTTAGTTTTTCTCTCTAATAAGAGTCCAGTAATAAAGAAAATACTTGGACGTCTCAAGATATTTCTAGATAATGGTCTTAGGATCATTTGGGACAATTCTGTATTCCCCTGTGGATTTACCACATGAAAAGAGTGTTTCTCAGTGAACGCGCGGGGCTCCCTACTCGCAGGCTGAGCAGCCTGACCCTCGAACCTAGATGTTAGTAGCTCTAGGGCGGCTTTCGATTCAGGACTAGCTCTTATACACGAGGTTGTTGGTCGGCGTACACACTAGAGATATCTCGAGACGTCCAAGCAATGATTCTAAATCGAAAGGAGGTCTCTTGCGTGAGATTATTTGTTGGTCTAGATGTAAGCTCGTTTGATATGAAAGTTTGCTTTTTAAATGGTGAAGGAGAAAAGCTAGATTCTTTTTCAGTCAGTAATGACTTACCAGGTGCACAGGTGCTTAAAGAACGATTATTACAGTGTACAACCAATCAAGAGGTTGAAACTTTAAAAATCGGCTTAGAATCTACATCTGTTTACAGTTTTCACCCATCCATGTTTCTCCACCATGACGAAGACTTAAAAAGATTTGGCACAAAGGTATTTCTTCTAAATCCAAAACAAGTCGCAAACTTCAAGAAAAGTTATTCAGACATGAATAAGACTGACGAAATTGATGCCTTTGTCATCGCTGATTACTTACGATTTGGGCGAAATCAAATGTCCATCGTGAAAGAAAGTCAATACGTGGCATTACAACAATTAACAAGAGCTCGTTATCAACTCGTTAGAATGTTGACAAAGGAGAAACAACATTTTCTACAACACCTAAGTTATAAATGTAATACGTTCTCACAAGAAGTCGATTCTTCTATATTTGGTAACGCCATGATGGAATTGTTCCTTGAAAAATTCAGTCTAGAAGAGCTAGCTGACATGCCTTTAGAGGAACTCGCTGAGTTCCTACAGGAAAAGAGTAAAAACCGATTTGGTGACCCGAAATGTGTCGCATCAACCATTCAAAAGGCTGTTCGCACGTCGTACCGTTTAGATAAGGTGGTAGAAGACTCAATCGATATTCTTTTAGGAACGTCAATCGAAATCATTCGTACCTATCAAAAACAAATTAAAGAACTAGAAAAATCTATTAAGCGGATCATGGCTGGATTAACTCAAACATTAGAATCCATTCCTGGAATCGGACCTATATATGCCGCTGGTATTATCGCTGAAATTGGCCAAATCGAAAGATTTGACGATGAAACCAAAATCGCAAAGTATGCCGGATTATATTGGCGTACATACCAGTCTGGCCGGTTCACTGCTGAAAATACTTCATTATCTCGTAATGGGAACCATTACTTGCGGTATTACTTAGTTGAAGCCGCCAACTCTGTAAGGAAGCATGTATTGGAATACCAAGAATATTACGCAAAAAAGTATAATGAAGTACCGAAACATCAACACAAACGTGCACTCGTTCTAACCGCAAGAAAATTTGTGCGATTGGTGGATGCGCTACTACGTAATCACCAACTCTTTACGCCTGAAAGGTGTGTGAAAGTGTGACATAAAACCTGTCATCGCTACCTTTTAATTAATTCCAGTATTTTACATAAAGTGCTGGTCTAGTTTCGTGATGTCTTTTTTAAGCAATTTGTCCTTTGATAACTTCAAAAGATATTATTTTTCAATTGACATACTACCGCAGGTCTTACAATAACTATGACGCACAAGCGGCCAAGCCCGCGCACATTTTTATAATCTTTTTAAACAAGAGAGTATTTTGTTTATTAACAACATTCGAATTATATCATCTTGAAATGGAATATTTTTAAAAGTACACTAAGTAATGGAATTTATACTTTGTATACTGTATTATCATTATCTAGTTTCATCTCACACATCGGAGTTCTCTATCTTCAAGTTCTTTATCCAACTCATTAATATTTTGATTACTTAAAATTGGTTCTATTTTTACCATTAACACATTCGGGATTTATTACTTACTATTCGCGGCGTTGAAACACTATAAACTGTTCGGCCCTTCATGAATTTGCTTCACTACTATGGCTTCGGCTGACTTCTTGCGGTTAACCATTTTCGACTGTACTGTTCGTACATCCNNGGTAAGACAACTATCTTTCCTCTTTTACTCGCCTGATTTACTCTACAAAGTTACGCACATCTATTTGGACTTTAACTTGAATTGGAGTCTCATCCCTTTATAGAGCCTTCGTATCAGATTTCTGTTCGTCGAGCCAAGATTTTATTCCACGCTTCCTCCAGCTCTTACCTCACGGTAAGTACCTTGCGCTTCCTTAGTGGTTGGTCGATGTGTGCCCCCACCGTGGTCTTTCACCACCTAGACAGTTGCCATGCCTGGCACACAAGAAAAAGCGATCACTAGGATCGCTTTTTCTAAAAATATTCATTCATTTTTCAATTAGCCCCCGGGTCTAGTTTCTTGCTCCATTTTCTTTTGCTGCGCACTTAATTTCACTTCATTATAGTTATCGAAGACTAATATTCCATTACTCAAGATTAACATTGTAAAAGCTGCTAATATAATCTTTTTCAAATTTAACCTCTCCTTTTATTTTTTGAGATTTAAAATTAATCATCATCTTTGTCATTGCAGAGCAATCACCCCTCTTATATATCTCTTTAGCAGTTAAGCTTGCAAAAAAGTAATTTGAGTTTGAAAAAAAATTATAGAAACACTCATATAACTGTTCCATTGATTGCTGGCTACATGCCCGATATAACAAAAGAAAGTCCCTTTTTCCTCTTTCCATTATTAAACTCTCTATCACCTCCCCCAACATCCTGTTATCTTGATATTGCATAAGCCTAACATCCGAATCACTCCCTAACTGTAACTCTAGATAGATTTTTACATAATCTAGATTATCACGAGTTTGTGTAATCAAATTGGGAATTCTAAGAGTTTTTGCAATATCATAACTATTATTAAGGTAATTTAAACATTTTTTGCTATCTGAATTTAGATACGTCATGCCTATATAGTATGACGCATCAGAAACAGTTTTTGCGCAGATATTAGCATTAATTAATAAAAAAGAATAATGCCTTGATAATTCTAGCTCATTCATATGTAGATACACAGGTGCTAAAATCTCAGCTATCCTATGAAGATAGCATTCTTTGATAAATAACTTACGACTATCATTTAAATTCTTTATCATCTCTTCTACTTTCAGGGCTAAATCCAACATATGGTGAATCTTTTTTTGTGCAAAATAATCATAGCACTTAAGAATATTAACCAAAATTACAAGTGTACCATCTTCAGTATTTTCTACCTCTTTCAAATTATCAGATATTTCATAACCTTCTATATCATAGTTCATATATCTGTAAATCACTTTGTATACATTTATGTAATCTCCAATAACACCACCTTCTTTTTTATACTTTTCTACCAACTTCTTTAATAAAGATGTATTTCTAGTAATTGCTGCATACTCTAAACATTGCTGAATTGACTCTACTGAATCTAACTGTAGACACCAGTTAGTCATTTTCTCAGCTTGATTATCAGGGAAAAAATAATAAGAGAGCCTCAAGAGCTTTCTAAACCCAATAGTCCCATCCTTTTTAAATTTAGACATACATTGTTTTGATGCCCCGATTTGTTCGCCAATTGCTGTAAATGTTATATCATCCCTATCATTTATAATATCGCATATTTCCCTATGAAATCCTGGCATTTTTAAACCCTCCTATGCTGTATAAGAAAATTTTGGTATAATATAATTATAATTTCCCTGTTTACAAAAGTAAACATAGAGTAGGTTGAGAAATTTTTCTAAGGACGTGTTAAAATGATTGACTATTCTCCGTTACATGAGACACTAAATGAAAAAAAAATGGTAATTAGTGATCTTCGTGGTACAATTCTGAATGCAAGAACTATTGCAAATATTAACAAAGGAATGTCTGTAAATTTAAATACAATTGAAGAAATTTGTCTCCATTTAGACGTACCTATAGAAAAAGTGGTTAAAATTAGAAATATTTAAGAAAAATGATTTCAAACCCTCCAATGTAAGAAAGGAGGTGATTACATCGTTTAAAGTCGGAAGGTGCCGTATCCCCGAACTCTGTAAGAAAAATGGGATTACACAAGCTCAACTCGCAAAAAAAGTAGGTATTGTCCCACAATCTATAACGGATTATGTGAGTCTGCGTAATTTACCGAATGTAGAACGAGCATGTAATATCGCTTCGATACTACATTGCGACATCAAGGATTTATACGAATGGGATACACAATAACATTTAATTAACGGGAAGATTCTCTTACTTCCCCTGTCTAACAGTACGTGAATTCACGTAAATAAATTTAATTGAACTGGCTTCATTCCATCAACTATAGATATCAATGAACCTTTTCCCTCTTTTACCAACGCTTCGTTCGCATCCTTATATCCAGACACATATCCGTTCGTCAATCGTATTTTTCCATTTAAATATTTCTCAAGTTCTTTTCGAAGTTTCTCACCTGCTAGATCGTTATCCGCCACGATAACTAATTCTTCTATTGGCGACTTCAATATTTGCTCTGCCTTTCGTTGGTTAAACGACGAGCCTCCGTTTGCCAATCCTAAAAAACCCGCCATCATAAACGACATCGCATCTATTTCCGCCTCACAATATACTGCACGTTTAATATTCCGTTTATAAGCGAGATGTAGCCCGTATATCAAATCTCCAATTGGCTTTCCATCCTTTTCGTACCAAAAAACTTTCGAAGAAACCTTCCGATACTTTATATTCGCCAATCTACCGTTTGTATCAAACCACGGAATTACAACCGACTGCCTAAAACGGTCGTAACCGATCTTCATTTGCCTTTGTACTTCCTCGCTAATACCTCGTTGTCCTAAATACGGATGACGATAAGCGTACTCTTGTAATCGACCAAAATTGAGGGCCTTACGACCGTTATCAATCCGGAATTTCGGTGGCTTAAGTACGAGGTTATCATAACCGTATTCCACACCGTACATTTCGAGTAAATATTCTTCCGTTTCTTCATACGTTTCGTTTCGCAAGTAAGATAACAATTTGGTAAAGTTGCCGCTTTCCCATTCGTTATCAAATGCGCCTGAATCTTTCCATGTACCAGAATAATTCCCGTCTAAGTTGACGAAAAACGAAGGTGTATGTTCATATCGAAACGGACTCGCTGCCATTAGTTTATCAGATGACCATCGTTCATTAGTCCAGATATGTTGCCGAAGTTCATACTCGATGTCTACATTTATTGACTGATCTCGGATTTTTACTGTTGGCATACCGATACCTTATTAGGGCTAGCACAAATTGTATACGGTAATTTACCTGTTTCAGATAACCCAAAGTGTCCTAGTCTTGATGCCATTACGACTGTATACTCATTATCTTTATAAATTACTTTTTCACCTTTCAAGATGCCGTTATAACCTACAATTCTACCAACGTTTATTTCCTTATCGATTTCAGTCATTGCTATTGATACAATTCCGTTACTATTCTCGCTCGCTTCGAACCATTCTACGTTATCCATTTTCATTCTCCTTTCGATTAAAATGCACTCGTAAACTGTTTCGCCGCCTGTTCGCCGGTTTCCATTTCCTTAATAACACCAATCTGTGGCATGTAAATAATTTCGGCGGATTCCCCTTCACCACCATCACGGCCTTTATTAATACCGATCATACCTCGTCCTTGTTTTGCGTCAGTATCAACCGCTATCAATAACGCCGCGTCCTCTAAAAGCGCTTTCGTTTTCTTTACCTCGCTACGTTTCGGTAAACGTAATTCTCGTTGGCCATCTTCGTCCTCACTATTATCGACCTCATCCGCTTGTGTGATAGCAAACATAACCACGCCTGTCTTACCTGCTAATCGACGTAACTTTTTCGATGTTTCCGCTGCGTCGCCACCAGCCGTTTTAGACGTATTCTTCTCGTAGTCTAGATAATAGAACGGATCTACGATAACAACATCTGCATTCGTCTCAGTTATATCAACTTCTAACTGTCGTAAATCCCTTCGGTGAAAGTCGTCATCATCTACGCCTCGGACGATAATATTACCAGGTAGAATTTCGTTGATATTCGCTAAGAACGTTTTAAACCCTTGTTCAAATTCTTCTGATAGTTTGCCGTGACGGATTTCTTTTGAATCAAAACCAGCTTCGAGGTTCACGCCATCTAATTCAGCTACTGTCGCTCCAATACGTGATGAGATTGAAGTGTATAAGCGTACCATTCCCTCGAACCATCCCATTTCCATTAACCAAATAAGCACGTTCGCTCCTTGGAACGCCATTTCCACACCTTCTTCGATAGTCGTTGCGGATTTACCACGCCCTGACTTTCCGTAGATTGTATAAATGTTTGAAGAAACATAGCCTCCAATCGCCTTATTAATGAACGGAAAACGTGATTTCCAAATGCGATATGACTCACCCTTTTTACGACGTTCGTATTCTTCTAGAAACCTGTTCGTGTCGGTCTTTAAACTTGTTCCTACTTTACAACGAACGTTTGTTCTCATTATAACTCCGTCGACTTTTTCTCGCAACCATTCAAGGAAAGAATTTCCGTCTAGTTGTTCGAATTGGCCCGGCGCTTCGTTTTGTAGTAATCCCATCACTTCGATCTTCGCAGAATAGGATTTTATTTGCTTCGTTAAATACTCGAAACTATCCTCTACTTGTGGGACGTAGGTGAATCCGTCAACTTCTGCTACTAGCGTGCGGAAGTCAGGCGTTTTACCCCGATTAGTCTCTACGTAATCTTTGATAAAACGGTACGCCTTACGTTCAGCTTCTGTAACAAAATCCCGTTCCGTTACATAATTAAGCTGCACTGGGTTAGCGGTATCTACTACTTTCGATAAAAGCATTTCTCCGTAGTTCATTAACTACACCTCCAATATATTGTCTGTTGGGCGATTTTTATTCGGTTATCAAAGGGTGGTATATTTCATAGTTTACAAAAAAGTTTCATGTTTGTATTTCACCAATTTTAATATGATCACATCAGTCAATTTATAGTACCTCGAATCGCCCGCATTCTCTCCGCCATTTTACGTTTCTGATCCTCACTATATTGACGTAATTTTTTCATGCTTACTTGTTTTTCTTCTAACGTACATCTCACCGCCAAGATATTGCCGTCATCACTATCGATAACTGTAACGTTCTCCTCTCCGACTATCTCTACTAGTTTACGAATGTGTTTAGGAACGCAAGAGTATGCGCTCCATTCCTTCGTTGAGTATAAGCTCATTGTTTGTCCCCCGTTTCTAATAAAATAGCATTTTTATAAAAAACTTTGCACCCTTAAATCAGACAAGCATATATTATTGTATGGGGCACTCCAGTCCATACGTTCAAACCTTTTAGGCTAAAAGCACACTTATATGTGTGCTCTTTTTTATTTACTTTCAAATAAAGTTTTCGTTTTAGTTCTCCCAAGGCGCTCTATTCATTTATTGTTGGTTTCGAAAAATACTTTTCACCTTTTAACTGGACAAGCATATGTTATTGTATGGAGAAACTCTCCACTCATAGAAATCTACCTTTCTTGTCCAAGAGCACAATATATGTGCTCTTTTTTTATGTCTAAATAACGTTTTTGTCTTACTTACTGCCTTTACCAAAACACTTATATCCGATTTTACGCATTAATGAAATTTTATTATTAGCTACATACTTAAAGTTCTTATGACCCAATTTAACCATTTGTCCATTTCTTGTATGTCTCATCCGTTCCATTCCCCTCCAAAACAACGTTTTTGTATTAATTAATTAATTCCTTGCAATGCTTGCATTAGCCCAAAAAACAGCTTCTTCGAGTTTTGTTAAAGCTAATGATTTCTCGCGACTATTCGGACATGATCCATCAATCAAATTTGCGAAATGTAAAGCTTCATTTCTAATATCTACAAACTTTTCTATTTGTCCCTCTTTTGGCGGATGGTAAGTAAAATTCTTTTTAATTTGTTCTTTCATAATTTGTAGCTCCTTTTTCAAAATAAAGATTTTATTTGAACCTATTCACCAATTTCATACTTCTACATACTTTAATACTGCCTTTCTGTATAATGTGAGTTCGTCACTTTCGTTATAACGAGGTATAACGAATGCTCTTGATTAGCGCTCTTTTTATTTGTTGTTAAATAACAGGAGTTTGTTTCATTAGTGTACAACTTCACTTTCTTCCTCAAATATCCAATCCGTGTCAATATCTTCAATTGGTGGCCTTTTACCTAAACGATTAAATGCCATCTTTTGCATCTTTTCAAGCTGTTCATCAAAATCTTGTATACCTTCAATTTTCCCCTTAAACTTCGCCCTAATTTTTGGAAGGACTGCAATTCCCCTCGTACGAATAATCTTTTCTACATTACACATACTATCTACGAGTCAGCTACACTCTTTCAAAACGGAGCTTTACCCCTCCGGACTGTTTAGGCACTTGGCAGGTGATTTGGTCAATTACCTGCCATTCCGATTGAAATAACGCTTTGCTTAAAATCTTCACACAAATCTTCTAACCAATAAGGCTCCTCAAGCCAATGTCCTTCATCTTGGTCGAAACGATAGTATAAAACCTCTCCATCTTCATTTACAAAAGGGTTTGTATATGTGTCATACGGCTTACTTCCTTCTGGATAATAAGTCATCACATCTTTGCCTAACATCGGGCAGTGGATTTTCCCCCATTCAATGGCATTTATCCAATTAAGTTCTTTCATTCTTTCTCCCCCATTTCTTAACAAAATTCAAATTTGGTCTTACTTACACAATTCATTTTTCCGTTTCCTCTAATACTACGTTATATATTCCGCCAGTAACTCCGACAATAAACATTGTTGCGAGCACTTCTACCGTAATGATTTCGCAAAAATAACTAAGCCAGAAAGCTAACGGTAGGTAAAGAAATGCACCGATAATAAGTTTCTTCATTTTCGTATTCTCCCTTTTGAATAATCTTTTTTGTATTACACATACTATTTTCGAGTCGAATCTCCCTTCGACTGCACTCTTTCAAAACGGGATTTCTCCTCCGTGTCGTGTAGGAACGTAGCGGGTAGCCTATTTGGTTACTCGCCGTTTTAATGTATAATCGTATAAATTATTGTCCATACTGCCTAGAGAAGACGCCTTAAGTCATTTGTGGCGACCTCCAGCACGTGGATACTTATACGGCCGTTCCTATAAAAGAATCGGTCATTTTTTTATTTCCGCATCCCCCTTTTCGATTCGCCTTCGAACGGTAACACTACGCACAAATCTCGCACTCTATCGTATAACCTACGATCAAACACGCTTTCCAACTCGTCGATAGGAATGTTCGACGTGTAGACCGTTGGTAATCCGTTTGTTACCCGATGGTTTATCACCGCATGTAAATCCCCTCGAAATGCTTCAGTTGCACTCCGTACTCCAATATCGTCTAGCACTGCGAAAGGTGCCGTCTTTGCATTACTCATACGACGGTAGTATTCTTTTGCGGATTTCTCTGCGGTTTCACGCGGTATGTTCGACCGATTAAATTCGTTGTAAAGCGTCTGTAGCTCATTCAAATCGAGAAAGTACGCTGCTGTTTGTAACGGCAGCAATCCGTTTTGAAGTGATCCAATAAAGTGACGTACTAACCACGCATTCATTACAGCAGATGCTGTCGTAGTCTTGCCAGTCCCCGGTTCATTGGAATAAAGGTATAAAGATTTAATTTTACTCTTTACATCCTTTACTTCGGTTAAATCGAACTGTCGTTTGAAAGTTTGAATGTACGCATCTATTGACTCATAAACTTTAGACTGTGATTCCCTAACCGGAGAGTTTTTTACTGTAATAAATCTATACTCATTCGGTAGATTAGTTGCAAATGAACGACCACCTTTACCGTTTGAACCATGGACAGCGATATATGATGAACAATAGTTATTGCACGAATTACTTTTATAGAGCGAACAATAGTCAGCGAGAATACATTTCATGATATTACCTCGCTTTCCGTTTCTAAACCTTCTAAAATACGTGGATTTTCATGACACCAGTACACATAACCTTGGTAGTCTTCGACTGTCATCTCATTAGCATCTGCCAAATACTTAATAAAAGAATCGAATTTAGATTGCGATAGTTCGAATCGTTGCCTATTCGCTTCAAACCACTCGAAAATATTCTTACTACCTTTTGATTCATTCAAATCTCTACGTAACGGTACCATATTCCCGTATGTCGTTCCGCCGTGCCCCGTCGCTAATGGAATTACATGATCCCAATGGGTGTTTTGATTCCCAGTTAATGAGCAACTACTGTTAAAATGGTTTAGCACATCACGCATTTTCTCTGGCGTAAAATCATCTACTAACGACTTTTTACGTGCAAGTCTTCGATGTAAAGCTAATTTATAACGTTCAGGGTTCTTACTTCTAAATTTTCTCATCTGTTCATTTAACTTATGTCTATTCTTTTTTCTGTAACCACGTAAGTACTCCAATCTTCTCTCTTTATTATTGCCTTCCCACCTACGATTATTTTCTGATATTCTATCTTTATTTTCTTTATATCTTTTACGATGGTATTCTACAATTTTTTCTTTATTTTCTATATGATATCTACGTGACACCTCTGCTTCACATGCTGTGCATACGGCCCTCTTACCCCCGAGACCACCTTTCTTTTTACTAAAACATTTATCAATATCCTTCCACTCGCCACATTTCGTACATACCTTACCTACAGCGACAACTCCATTAATAACACGCTCTCCGAAATCCGCTCGTTCTCTAGTCTTGCGATAGCCCTGCGTCTTCACTACGCCTGCCTTACTCATTTACTAGCACCTCCTTACGACTTTTACTATCGATTCGCTCTTTTTCGAACTTCACCTTGTAATACTCGATTACTGTGTCTGCATCTTCACCGGCTAATATTGCGCCACATCTTCGTATATCTAATCCGATTCCATACGGACAATTTTTGTAGCAATGTTCTTCAATCGCTCCGATATACGGTAAGTCCTTATTTGGGCAATCGTAGCAATACGTATCTAGTAATCTCGAAGTTTCTTGACGTGCTTTTTGACGTTGTGCTTTCGTATAGATTGACGGATCATTCGATGTCTGCTCTCTAAAATGGGCTTCTGACCGAACTTGTCCACTTCGTTCCTTTCCACATTTCGGACAACCATGTCCTCTTCGTAAATGTGAAAATAGTATCGTAAATACTTCGTCTGGATGATGCGGACATTTATATCGCATTTTCGTTCTATCATTTACGTAATTCTTTTCTAGTAATTTGTAACCTCGTGATTCAAACGTTTCTTTTACGAGTTCAAAAGAATGTCTACGTTTTAAAATCCCACAATATCGGCAACCACTACCGTTTCGTAATTCCGAATAGCTAATCGACAATTCTTTGTCAGGATGGTGCGGACATTTATATCGCATCTTTGCCGTACCTATTACATACTCAGTTTCCAACAGCTCATAACCACGTTCTTCAAACTTCTCTTTCACTTGTTCAAACGTTAATTTAGGTCGTGCCATTTCTTTCCCTCCATCTCTATTAATACTACTTTCACATTTTTCGGTTTGTGCTCACATATGCAAAAAAATAATTTATCCGTTATAAATAATCGATAATTTCTTCCGTACTTACTATTATTTGTTCCATATTCCGGGATAAATGTGCACCTTTTCTACGAATTTCTTCAAGAACCCTCGGCAACAACCTAGATCGCATATACGAATACATAAACGCAAAGTTTAATCCGGGATACTCCCGCGTCGGCCTATAGTCGGCAAAACATACGTCGATGAATCGTTTGGTTGCTTCCGGTTTATGTTCAGCGATAAACGCTTTGAGCATTCGCCCTTCCATCGCATAGCTGCGAGTGACATATGGAATTTTGTAACGTTCCTCATGCACGTACTTTAAGTACTCTCGGAATGTAGTTACGTTCCACTTTTCGATTGGTAGGTTGCGGAAATCTTTCGTTGATATGCGTGTCATTGGTTCCCCTCCTCGTCAAATAATTGCGCATGTAATTCCTCGTTAGACGCCTGCCATAAGTCCCTTCCGTCTTCCGTTTTGAATACGTTCCGACGGATTAGCGCCTCGATATAAATTTTCTTTCGTATATCTTCGTTGTTAATTAATGCTGAATACATTCATTTATCTGTTAATCCTCCTTAGCTATTTTTTCGACATATGTCGTTATAAATTTTCTCAATACGATACATATAGCCTTCTACCGACAAAAGTGTTAATATATGGCTACACCTTTTCTTTTGGCCTATATTATTAGGTCTTTTTTCTGACCGTTACCATATATCCTCATTACTTGCCACTTGCCCTACCGATAACACCTATCGTTAAGTACATTCGTAGTTTCCTAGACAAGTTACTCGTTATTTGACCGTAGAATGAATCCTAGTATCCTTTTGTTATCTGTCGTTCTTGTTGACGTTCAATTACTCCGGTTACACTTCCGATACTGCACTCGACTTTCTGCTTAACGCCTTTTAGCGTATGCATAACCGACTGTAGTACCGCTTGATCATCCTTTGCCTTACGTCGCTCCTTACGGATACGTTTTAGTTCTTTCAACAAGTGATTGCCACGCGCTGTAGTAAGCGTCTCAATTTCGATAGTATGTAAGATATCTTGCTGCGCTATATCGGTTTGCGACTTACGTGTATTTGTTTGTTGCATATCGGATTCTAAAGATTCTAGTTCGTTTAGGATTCGTTGCAATCGTTTCGTTACGTCTCTCATCGTAAACACCTCCTCTTAACTTTCCTTCAGTTCATTTACTAAGTTTTCTAAGCCATACTTGATGTCTTCTAATGTGCGATAACCATCAATTATTTTTCCGTTTGTATTTATGTGAAATAAGATGTTTTCTAATCGTTTAATAAGAATCTTTTTATCCATATAAATCGTTCCTTTCAATAATTATTTAAAACCTTACAACTTCACTTAGGCTCGTTGTATCTCATCATCTATTAGCGACATTCTTTTATATAAGTAATTACCGCAGAATATATTAATGATGGAAGAATATTTCGTTAGAAATAGACTTCAAGGTTTTAGCTCTTAATCTTTTTCTAGTTAAAAGATAGTTCTTCTTAGGAGTTAGTTCTTGTTAGTGTGAATTACAACCATGTGTGGAAGTCGCCATATGTGGTCATACGTCACATCGACTAATAGATTCTGGTTCATTTCCGAATATTGTTAACTGACTAATCGGTAAGATCGTATAAACCGTGTTCTCCCACTGCTGCGTACGTTCATGTCTGCGTCTTTCCTTCACGACTAATGGCTTTCCATCCCAACGATACTCACATAGCTTTTTGATACGTCTATTCGCGCTCTCACGACTTATGTTTAATCGTTTTGCAATCATATCTTGCGTTGGATAACATTCGCCATCTTCGTCCATAAATGACGCTAATACACAAAGAGTCGTCCATCTTTCCGGACCTAAGTCAGCTATTAAACCGGAGTGTACTGCATCGACATACATTTTTAGAAAGATACGCGTCTCTCGCCTTCCACTCGTAATTGAATATTCCGTTTGGGCTTCGATTGATACTAAGTTGCTATTTTCGCTCACTGTATTCACCCATTTCCACCTCCGTGTTACTCCATGTGAATGCCTTATACTATGTAGGACGCATCACTTTATAAGTTCGCGCACTTTTTTTCGAAAAAATATAAAATAAATTACGTTTTTCTACTTTTTATACCCCTATATACAATTTGTGTCCAAGAGTTTAAAATACTTGATATGGAAGCTATTATTTCAATAGTTAAAGCCTAATGGAGGTTTAATTATGAAAGGTAGCGTATTACAGGATAAAAAAAGAGGGACCTGGTATTTTTCTTTTGATATAGGGAAGGACCCGTTTACCGGAAAAAGAAGACAAATAAAAAGACGTGGATTTAAAACTGAAAAAGAGGCGGAGAATGCACTTATTAAAGTTCAGGCCGAAATGCTAAGTGACGAGTTTCTTGATTTAACACAAATGTCCTACTCTAAATATCTCGACGAATGGTTTGAAGAAAGAAGGATTTACCTGCAGAAGTCAACCTATGAAATTCACTCTATTTATTGTGAGAACGTCATTAAACCAAAACTTGGGCACTTCCAATTACAAAAAATCGAACCTATTCATATTCAAAAGTTTGTAAATAACTTAGCGAATGAAACAAATTATTCATCTCACACTATTCATTTAGTATTTCGAATAGTAAGCTCATCATTAAAGAAAGCTAAGACTATGAAATTAATTAAAGACAATCCTGCAACCGGCACGACATTACCGAAGCGACAACGTAAAGAAATGAACGTGTGGTCACTCGATCAAGTTAATTATTTTTTAACCGAATCTAAAACTATTAAGCGATTGACCCGCTGCTATATCGCATTTGCAATGTCTCTTCTTACTGGTATGCGACAAGGTGAAATAATGGGACTACGTTGGAAGGATATAGATTTCGAAAGAAATATCATTTACGTAAAACAAACATTAACACAAGCTGCCGAAATAAAAGTCGGGGCAAAAAACACATCAAGTGTACGATCAATTCACATCCCAAACAAGCTCGTCAATGAACTGAAAGGTTATCGTAAAACGGTTCTTGAAGAGCGTTTATATCACGGTAAAGATTACGAAGATAACGACTTAGTAATTTGTACACAGATTGGTAAACCGATGATTCCTCGTAATTTACGAAAAGAATTCTATAACTTAACGGAAAAACTCGGATTACCTAAAATACGATTCCATGACCTACGTCATACTCATGCGACTATGTTAATTCAGCAAAATGTTAACGTTAAATTAATTGCGGATCGTCTTGGCCATTCCGATATTGAAACGACACTTAATACGTACAGTCACGTTCTGCCTGACATGCAAAAATCGGTATCTGAAAAACTCGATAAAATTATGGATATATAAGCGACATGTTGCCACATCTGTGTCCACACTTGATTTTACGTCTATTAACCGTTGGCGATACGTGAATTTACGTACACTTTAAACCTAAATGCCTGAAGAAGGTATGGT